ATACGAAGACCCTCCGGCACCAGTATTTGGCACGGCTGTACTTGGTATTGTACCCGCACCTGATGTCGATACATCCGAATAAGATGCACCTCCGGCCCCGGTAGTGCTTATAGACGTTCCAGATACCGTAGCTGTAGTTGTATCATCTACATCACTAAATGTAAACGCAAAAAGATTGTCCACGTTAATAGGTACATTGAAACCTATGGCATTTACAGCATATCCAAAATTAACATTATTTACGGATAGATTGGCTTGTTGTCCTGTTACATCTGCTGTCCATCCTGGGATTAAAGAATTAACAACAGCCGTGATTGTTTGACCAGATACAGCAGCCACGGGGCTTTGTATAATACTTGTACCAGTTATGCTGATAGCATTTCCCATACCTGCACCATGTGTAGTGCAGAAATAAGTTATGCTTCTAGTCTCGTTGACAGGAGGAATATATTCTACTCTAGCACCTGCTTGTCCTGGTGTGCCTACAACAGTTACATTTGTATTATCTATTACTCCGTTTGCAGCAATTCTAAGTGGGTGGGTTGCATTCGTGCCATCACTTTGATCAAAGATGTATTTATTACCAGTAATGAGAGATAAAGAAGGTTTTTGTACACCATCTATAACAAAAATATTTTGACCACCAGACTGAACAACGGTAACAGCAAATGTTCTTTCGCCGTCGTCTTTTAATACAGCAGCATCTAATTCAAATCCTGTTATGCCTGGTCCTGTCGCAACAGTTCCTACAGCTGATGTTATAGTTTGACCAGTTATGGTTGGATCTGCATTTAAGAAAATGTTAGCCTGACTAAAGTTTAAATCTACAGGTATTGCAAAACCTGTTTCAGCCGGTTTAACTTCAAAACCTGTGGTTGCACCCAGGCTTACTGTCATTCCTAAACTGTTTGCTGGTAAGTGTATTGTACCATCAGCAATAACAGTTGGATCGTTTAATGTAACAGTTGTGCTAAAGTTAGCTTCTTGTGGAACAACTATCGGCTCTATTGTTCCTTGTGTAAGCGATAAATTAAAACCATTTACAAAGTGAGTTTTTTGTACCGAATATGCGTTGGATAAAGTGACTGTTAGACTTTGGCCCTGCAAAGTAACTTTTGCATCAGGACTAAAACCCTCAGCACTAAAGGCCGCTTCAGCAAACGCGACTGAAGACAACATCGACATTATTTATCCTCTTTGAGTTTTTTTACTTCTGCTCTTAATTCTTTTATAGCTTCTATTAATAAAGGCACTATTTTATCATAGTATACAGTTTTGTAATCTACATCTAAATTTTCTATTTTTACAATAGGTGCCTCTGTTACGACTTCTGGTAATACTTTTTCTATTTCTTGTGCAGATACTCCAACTTCCACACCCTCTTTAAATGATTTGCCACCATCTAAATTTTTAGCAACATCATTCCATTCAAAATAATAACCATTTAATTGATCTACTTTGTCTAGAGCATTATCTATTTTGCCTTTAAAATCTTTTAATCTCTCGTCAGAACTATAGGCTGTAATGTTTGATGTCGCGCTAAAGGATCCCGAAAATGAGCCAGACATTGTAATAGTACCGTTACCAGTATTCAAACCAATACCATTTCCCGCTGATACAGTCGTTGCACCACCACTTGTAACTTGAGTTATATAGCCAGAGTTATTTGTAAGCTGTGATATATTTCCCGATATTGCACCGGATAAAGTTGTTGCTGATAACGTCCCTGTAACTGTCAACCCAGAACTTGTAGTTTCTGCCTTTTTTGTTCCAGCGTGGTATAGCTCTGCTGCTCCACCATCGGTTCCTTGAAACATATTATCACCACCAACATTTGTAATTCTTACAGCAGTTGATCCTCTTATAATTAAAGTTCCTGTTCCTTCTTCGCTTATGTAACTATCATTACCATCGTGATAAATTATTAAGTCGGTGCTATCACCAAATAGGGCTTTACCATTATCTGCAAATACAGCGTTCTTATTAAAAATTGCATTTCCCTGTTCAGAGGCATCAAGTGTAAGAGCAGTTATTTCACTTCCACCATCATTGACAGCAAACATCATATCTGCGTCTGAAACTATGCCTTGAATTTTTAATCTTGAATTGTCAACTTTTAGTGCGCCATATTGTGTACCACCATCTAATAGTCTAACTTCACCATTGTCATCAGCATCTAATCTTATGTTGCCACCAATATCTAAAGTAAAGTTAGAAGCATGAGAAATGTCACCAGTCATCGTGCCACCAGCTTTAGGTAAAGCTGCGTTTGCTGTTGTAGTAGTGGCTGTCAAGACTCCGTCTCTGGTTGCAATGTCTACACCATCCACTGTACCACCAACAACAATGCTACCAGCAACATTCATGTTGTTAGCAGAATCTTCTAATATAGCTTTAGATGCAGGAAGTGTACAAAACACTTCTTTTGTGCCTGCACTAAAAGTTACTTTATTTGTGTTGTTATCTGAGTTTGATAAAACTGTATCTCTAGAAAGAGTGTCTGGTGTACCACTTGTAACCGTTCCTATTCCTACTTCAAATTCTGCACCACCTTCTGCTGCAATACAATAATAAGTTTGATTACCGTTTCCTATTCTTTCAACAAAAGTCTCAAAACCTGTTTTAGCACCACCTAAGTCTACAGTGCCTTGTCCTGTAGTTGTGGTCGTCTCTTTGACTCTATCATTAATAGCAACCATATTGTGGCTCCTATCCTAAACGAATTATCTCTGATCCACCACCAGCTGCTGGGAATTGAATTGTAAATGTACCGTTAGAAGCTGTAAAGTCACCACCAAACGCTAACACAACAACAGCATCATCAGTTGGAGCACCACCGTCTTGTCTGTAAATCAAAGCACCGTTTGCAGTAAATGATGCACTCGTCCAAGACACATCTGCAAAGTCAACAAACGCTGTCGTACCAGATAATGTAACAGTTGGAGAAGTTAAAACTTTACCTCCTGCTGAGTAAGCAGCTCCTGATGAATTTGTTACCTCGTTTGAAGATGAGTATGCAGTAGTTGCGGCTCCTAAGTTTGCTGAAGAAGTATATAGCGCAATGTAATAAGCGACACTTCCTGTGCCATCAAAGTCATGATTTCCTTTTAGTAGCTCTCTTTTAAACACACTACAAACTGCTTGTGATATTGCCATAATATTCTCCTATTAAGGGTTTGAAGATGGTATAGGAACACGTAAACTTCCGTCCCTATATTCATCTCTTCGTTTCTTACCTAATTGTTCTTGTGCAAGTGATTGTATAGCCTCTTGATAAGAAGCTTCATACACTTGTTGGTCGTTCGGCGCTTTCAAGAACTTAAACGCTTCACATAAGCAGGCATACAATAAAACATTAGGAGCATTTACGCTGACCCATGTTTTGGTATTACTACTTGATAAGCCTGTTGGTTTTTTCGTAATACCTATCTCAAATTTATACACTGCATTGGGAGTAGGTGCAACGACTATTGTGCCCATATCCCAGTTGGCATAATATCTAGGTATAGCAGTTGAAGCTACCTCTGGAGTATCATAATACTCACTCATAAAATCTTGATCCACTCGAACCAGATCATGTCTCTGTTTTGTGCCAGAATCTGTATAAATTGTTACATATCTAATGGTTGCAATGTCGTCCAGTTGTGGTGCGCTGGGATCAGTAGCGTCGTTACCTGGTAATTTTACAAACCTGTTACCAGATGCGGTATTACCGTTTACATAAACATTGTCATTATTTAATTCAATAGACCTAAATATTCTATATTCAGCATGTTCTATAAAATCATTAATAATAGTATCAGTTAAAACCTGATTGTCTGTTTCTGTGTAATCCCTAATCTGTGTTACTAATTCTGCGTATGTTGTCATGCTAATATTGTAACAGGTCCAACTGATGCCCTGTCCCCTCCAAATCTTAATATACCACCACTTTCATAGTATTTAAAGCCTTTACCTCCAGCGGCCACAAACTGATCAATATAATCAGTTCTATCATCAATCAATATTTTATTTGCCCCACCATAAGGTCCTTTATTAAAGTTTGTAGTATAATTTGTTGCTGCAGGAGCTCTGCCAACACCTGATCCAATAGTTCCAAAATTTGCTGTGACCCATGCATTCTTTTGGTTTGTTATAGAAGTAGATGTAGTTGACGACAAAACTTCCCATGTTCCATTTTTAGCTATAACTAAATCTATTAAAGCATCTGCTTCAGCTCTCTTGCCTAGGTTTTGGAAATAACTTGACGGTGCAGCTGCAATAGCCGCTTGTTCAATAGCTGGTGACATGTTGTACCAATCACCCCCAGAGTCTAATAAACCAACATTTGTTGCATAGGTAGCCACGGCTTGATAATACTCAGCTAAAGTTCCATCTAAATCTACATAAACTGTTGTTGTTCCAGGATTGCAATTATCTGTTAAAAATTTATCTAGAGTATCGTTAGGACTAAAAGAAAAATTATCATTATCTATTTTTGTTACAATGTGTCCTTGTGCAACATTTACATTACCCGCTGTAAGTCGTGACACTTGTGGATACTCAGGAAACTTTGCCGCTGCATCTCTAAATCTTACAACATCTCCATTAACAAAACCATGACCAGGATCATTTACATTTACAATTATAGAATCTCTAATTCCTGAACTAAAAGCATTTTTATTTAGTAAGTGTGGAACTGGTGGTTCTACTCTGTCTGGTCTTGCATTTTGCAAACCCTGTGAGTCACCTTTTTGTACTTTTGGTTCTAGTTGTGGATGTTTTTGTTCAAACTCAGACTCATGAACTAGTGACCCATTCCACTCTCTACGCATTTCTGTATATGGAAATTGCATGCCGCTTCTGTCAGATATGGCTTTTGATTTTTTACCTGTAGCAAAATTAGACATTTGGATAATACGCCTGTGGAGTTATGAACGTACTAGAAGATGAGCCATCCTCTGCTAACGCTCTTTGCAATTCGTCTTCATACAACAGCTTCATTTGTTGTACCAACTGTGGACTATTTTTTTGTGATAAATAGTAAGACAAACCTGCTACCATGCATGGCATAAATCTGTAAGGCACGTCTGCTGTATTACTGTACGAACCAGCATCTTGTATTCTTTTCACAAAATAAATTGCAAGATCTTTGGCTGCATTAGTCGTATCTGGTGTTGGGTATACGGTTAATAATGTGTGATCTATAAATCTTTGCACATAATATTGTGAAGGAGCTCCTTTTGATAGTTTGTTAGACAAACCAGAATATGTAGATCTGTTTATTTTTGTAAGAGCAGAATCACTTTGATTTGTTGTAGCTCTATTGTTTCTTAATGCTGCTTCTAAAATATCATCAACACCATATATACCATTTGTAGGTGCTGTAGTTGCACTTGTGCCATCGTCAGAGCTTCTGAAAAATTTGTATTCTGCTTGACCCTCAACTAAATCAACATTTGTCTTGTCTATTTCCCAATAATGTAGACCTCTATTGGCCCATTCTTGGAACATTATATTTAAAGAACGTCTTGCTGATTTTAATTGATAACCACTTACTGATTTAATTCCAACTCTATCATAGGCTTCTTGTATAACGTCGTCGATTAAGAAACCACTTTCAAAAGTAGTTGTACCTGATGTTGCCATCTAACCTCCTAGTTGAACGTTACTGTAACGCCACCAGTATTAGTTAAATCTAAAAAGACTCCTGTTTTAAATCTTATTCCACTTCCAGGAATAAAGATTTGCAGTCCTTCTTCTCCAAACAAGAAAGTATGTGCTGTGCCTGCTGCAGAAGTATTGTCATAAAGTATAACACTACAGTTGGCATTATTGCCTTTTGCTTGGATAGATGTAACTCTACAAGGTCCAGTTACTAATTGTCCATCAGCTATTGCGTGTGCTGTTCTTTGGTCTGATGTGAATGATCCACCACCTGCCATAATATTTTCCTCCTAAATTTGTGGGGCCGAAGCCCCACATTAATTAATCTTACGATTCTTTAGCAAAAACGCCTCTAACTGAAGTAACTGACCAGTTAGCTGTGCTATCTAAAGATGCAATTACAACAAAGTCACCTTGTTTAGAGGTAGCTTTTGTGTTGATTAAATCTTTATCATCTGTTGCAGAACCAGCGTACTGGATTCCGTCAGAAGCATTTGGACTGATAGTTAATGTATTAGTGCCGTCTTCTGCAGCGTTTACAAATTTGAAAACAGCTCCAGTAGCAATTGCCGGTAAAGTAAATACAACTCCATCAGTTGCACTTACAAAAGTTTTCCCTGAGTCTGCAGTAGTGAGAGTGGCGCTTGAAGTTTTAGTTTCAATATTTACACCTTCTTTACCCTCTAGTACTGGACCTGAAAAAGTAGTTTTAGCCATGATATAATCCTCCTAGTTTCTGTTAATATAGTCTCTAGGCCGTCGACTGCGCGCGTCTATATTAACTATTTTATCGCAGTATTGTGACTATAAACTTTTAATATGTTATTTGCAAATAAAAAGGGCGGCCGAAGCCGCCCTCTAAATTGGTTTGTAACCTTACGATTACGCGCCTGGTGATCCGAATAGACCTCTAGGATCAGAGAAGCCGAAGCTGTATCTTTCCCTAGCTTTATATCTAACGTTACCAGTTTCAAAATCGCCTTCCATGGCAGTTTTGATTGGCGCACGAACCATGTGTTTTAGACCGTTAGGAACATCAGTCTTAATGAAGAACGCGTCATCATCAGATAGGAAGTTGTTTACCACATTCT